AAGTCGCGCAAGCGCCGGAGGCAGCATGGGGCGCAGGTTTTGGAGGAATGGTATCAGGTGCCACTAATTTTTTTGTCATTAAATGCCGCAGCCAAATCGGATTGAAATTTAAGAAGATCGACTAATTCACTCCCCTTACTTCCTTTATTCCGTTGAAATATACCCGCAAATCGTTGCTGCAATGAAGTAACTGTTCCAATATCATCTTCGGCATCAAATGGCAATTGACGACGACGGGCCGATTCAAGCGCCTGATAAAATCGTGCCTGCTCATTTAAAAGTTTAAGTTGATTCTCTTTTTGTTTATCATCATATCGAGGGTCAACTCTAACCGCTTTTTGTGCTTCAGCATTAGAACGCTGAGCAGCAAATAATGTGCCCCCATTAAGAGATCCTTCCAAAAAAGATTCAAAAATTGATCGATTTTGAGCTACCCCACTTTTGAGTATTTGAGTTTCTCGAATTTTTCCAAATCCTTCAAATGCTGATCGCGTTGCCTTTTTAAGCGCCACACGCTCAGATGTATCTAAATGATCGACTAAAGGCCCGGATTTAGCATCAAGAGCTTGTAAAATTGCGATCGGATCCCGTTCACTGGCACTGAGCACCCAAGCACGGGTAGCATCAGTTTTCATTGCTTGAATGCGTTTTCCGGCTTCGCCCCCATGAACGTTTTCAAAAGTCGATCGCAATTCTGCGTCTTTAGATTCCAGATAATCATTAAGAGCTTGAACTGACCCTAAACTCTCAGCTCCTGCAGTTGCCCGATTAACAATAATTCCAAGATCATTTTTAGCTTTTTGGGTTTGACGAACTTGAACCCAAGAATGCATTTCACGCATAGCAGAATTGATTCGGCCTTCCGTCGATCGTGCAAGCGCCAAACCAACAGTTGTATTAGGCGCAGCTTTTCTTACAATATCGGCTAAACGACGCGCTCTAGTTTGCAATGCAGGAAGCGCTGCTTCTGGATTTTCAAAATGTGTTTGTTTAAGGGATTCGCTAAAATCACGTACAGATTCTTCAAAATCTCCAGCACGCCGGCTTGCTGTTACTTGATTAACGATCGCTTGTTTGGCCTCAAGAGCATTGCGTAAACGTAATGCTTCCCCGCGTTCTGCTTCAGATATATCTTCAAAAGCGGATTCGACAGCTGCCGCCCCAATTTGAAATGGTATTACAGTAGACGCAATGGACGGCAATTCTGATGGAACGCCGGAAGGTCTATCACCTTTAGCTATTCGTGGAATTTTTGCCATTAATCATTCCTCGGCACAATCAAATCTTGAATTGCGTTACGTTGTAAAAATGTTCGTGATAATACTTGCCCACCTCTTGCAAAGCCGCTTAAAAGCGCCGCTCGAGCCCGTAAACGTGTCTCAGTGGCACGAATCCGTGCTCCCTCGACCCTAGCGGCTGCTCCAGCTCGAATAGCGCTAAGATTCTCTGAAGTCACTCTAACTGTCTCATCCAAAATGTCTAAGGGAGAGCCCGTAAGTGGGACTCCGGCTTTCAAAAAAGCGAGTTTTTGTCGAGCTTTAAATCCTTCAGCTTGCTCAATAAAACGCTGAGCATCAGCTTCAGATTCAAGTCGAATCATACGTGATCGACTTTGCTGTATAGCCGCAATTTCACCGCCGGCTAAAAAGCCAAAAACACCACTTAAAATATCAAGGCCCGCTGTGGCGACTCCAAAGCCAAGCGCTGTATTTGAGATCGCTGGTAATTCAGTTGCGGGCGGTACAGGTGGCACTATGCTAACCTCCAAAGAATCATTTCTTCACCACGTTTAACTGTGCCCATTTGTTTAAATCCTAACCATTCCAATAATCGACAAGCAGAAGCTGCATCTTTACTAACAGCCTGTATTTTATCGAATCTAATTTTTGCTTCTTTTAAAATTTTGCATATCGATTTTACAAATTCGATACAATGGGATGAAGATCCCAATGCTTTGAAAACAAAAACTTCACAAGTTTTCTCATTCAACGGGATTGCTCCAACAATGCCTAAAATAATCGGATTTTTCTCAGTAATAATAGTATAAATAAAACCCCGTTTTGCTAAGTCATTTGCATTCTTGATAATTGGATATTTACCAATAAGATCTCGAAGCCAAGGATCTGTCCATCTAGTATCCTTTAAATGCCATTCTTTAAACTTGATAAGCATATTACCCTTCGTCCGTCAAATCAAATCGTACATCAATGAATTGTACCACACAAGGCAAGGGTAATCGTTGTGAAACAATCACGTGTTTACCTTCCTCTTTTTCTGTATTATCAGGATGATGAAGTTTTTTAATCCCTGAAAATACTGGTGCCGGCCGATCCATTATATCTTGCCCGATATCTCGCTGTGGAATTTTTTCCAATTGATAAATATCTGTTCCATAATCCACACCTAAAGTATGGAGAAATCGGATAAACATTTCGACAATATTACGTGGCTTTGATTGTGTAGGTCCGCTGCGTCCACCTGCTTCAAAATTATGCGTCTGAATAAAACCCTCATAAGGTTTACCAACATGCACTACTGCAGCTGGATCCGTTAATGTAATTTTCCCATTGGCTACTATGATTTGAGGGAATTCTGGAAATGTTCGCCCATCAGAATGTACCGCTCCATCAGTCACTACTGCTACTGTTTCGCCATCCCAATGCGCTAACCCAAATATCGTCGTAGCAGTTAAAAACCACTCGCCGGCCTCGATCGCATTTGTATTATCAAAGTCAACTAAAATTTTGCAAGTAGCAATAGTGCCAGGCCCATTAACTGAAAGAATTTCCGCGCGTCCGCTCCCAAGGCCAGTATCCCGATCGGGTTTTTTCCAAATCTGTCGACCCACATCTGTCAATTTAAAAGTTGCCGATATTGATGCAGTAAATGCCACGCTTGCACCTGTAGTAGCCGCAGGCGTCACAGTTGATTTTAATGCCGTTCCGCGATCGGATCCATTAAAAGTTCCAGCTCCGTCTAAATGAATATATTCTTCTTGTCGTCGATAAATAGCATCTCGGAATCTCTTATCATCAGCATCTTCAGAATCCGCATCAGTAAAGAAATCTTCAATATCAGGAAATTGCACATCATCTGTCAAAATTTCTACAAAGCGCCGAATCACTCCATTAATTAAACGCTCTGTTACTGTCCAAACTTGATCGTTTTCATTTGTTCTTTGAAGCACCTGAATATCAAGCACCTTAGCATTAGTACCCCCGACTTTTTGACGATGCCATCCGGCTACATTTTCGGTACCATGAATTGTAACCCCAACCATTATTCCATCTTCACGTACTAACCATAAACTATCCGGTCGGCCCGTCTGAAGCACCACACGTTTTAATGGGCTGAAAGGAATGTGCTCAGCATTCAAAGTTAAATCAAAACTTTCAACATCATCAAGTTCGATATTAAAACGAATTGTCCGTAAAGCTGTGCCTCCACGTTGAATAAAGAAAGGACGCGCGCCGCCGGCAGGCAATGTGGCTTCGCATCCAAAAACATCAAAATGTCGGACATTTATACTGCTAGGTGTAATAGGTTCGTCAATCCCACCACCTGAAATTCGAAAAGGTCCGCCAAAAGTTCCGACATAAAGATATCTTGCTGTACCAAGAGCCCAAGATGTAAAATCAATCTGTCCGCTAGTCGGCGCCAATGCGAAAAAAACAGCGAAATCAGCCAACGTGCCCCCGGTAAAATCATCATAGCGCGGATTCCCATTGTCATCAGGTGCCCGACTTCCTAAAATAATGTTAGGCCGTTGATTCGTGCCATTAAAAAATAATCGGCTTTCAAAAAATGCAACTGCTATAGGACTTTCTATAGCCGGCGCCGCTATTCCTCCGCTTACATAATCTGTGAAACTCGTTGAATCAACTTCTGCGCCGGCTTCAGTTACAAGAAAACCACGTGGAGTAGGCCCAGGTGAAATACGGATCCGAAATTGCCCCCCATTAAGTTCCGTCATTCCCACGATGCCGCTAAAAGTGTAAACCACATCCTCATTAATAACCGATCCGGCAACAAAACTAACAAGCGTCGAGGTGCCTTTATCTACTGCAGTAAGTTGAATATCAGCAAGAATTTTTACAAATGGATCATTCGTGCGGGTATAAGTTGCGAGTATAAAATTATCTGCTGCATCCACCGTAAGTTTTCGTGGCGCATGACGTGGATGCGCGATATACATAACCCCATCTCGAGCTGAAATTGCCCAAGATAATTTATCTAAATCAGCAGCAAAATATGGAGTATCAATTTCATATACTTCTCGCGCAAAACCACTCGATGTATAAACGCCAAAAGCTGTTGAATTTATATTAGCACCAGTAACAGGATCCACAAGCTCGAAAGTTAAACCCGAACCATTAGCAAGTTTGGCTTGACGGCCATTCATCTCAAACATGCCTTCTACGTCGGAGATAATTACTTCGTCACCATCAGCGAGATCCCCCACCGCCGCTACCGTAGCTACTGCAGGATCCGCATTTGTGATCCCGGTAATAACGCCTTCATTATCTCCAGCACCAGCTCCGGGCCTAAGAATATTATCAATCGTAGTTTTGGTAAGATTGGTTGTAAGCGCTTGAATGGCAAAAAGAGTACAAGTAGTAAAAGTTGTATCTAAAACTGTGCCTTTTAATATTCCATCAACTGTGATAGTCCAATTTCCTGCCGAATCACGAACAATTTTAAATAGCTTTTGCCCAGTTCCACCTACTCCTAAGTCCAATAAATTTGTGAATACTCCTGCCCCCGAATATCTTCCAAATTGATAATTGACTCCCGCTCCGGCACGATTGATCCCATAACCAGTTGCTAAAAAAGATACGACGCCATCAGCATCGGTAGTAGGAACATAAGTCGTTGCAAAAAACATCACGTGACCTTCATTCTCAATTTCAGCATCAAATTGATAGGTCCCAATATTTCGCGTTTGGGGAGTAGTAGCCGCACCTCCGCGAACTCCTCCCCCACCATCAAAAGCATCAACAACTAATTCATTAGCAACGACATTGACCCGCGCCGCAATGAAAGGCGCCCACGGCGGCGAACTTGTAAAATCACCATCGGTGAAATCGTCTAAAAGAGAAGTGGCCCCCAACACATCATAAGGTGTTTTCAAAAGAAGATCTTCATTTTTATAAAACCGCAACTTTCCCGGTGTGAATTCAAGTATGTAATTTAATGTGGAATTGATTTGAAAAGGAACTAGACGCGCGATCGCGCCTCCGCGGGTTTGGCGGACAAACTTAAATCCAGTTCGATAACGTGCAGGGCCGGATATTTCAGGAATAAAATTTAAGACCTTTTGGCAGGCTGCTCTATACCACGGCAAATCAAAACGTCCCCGCGATCTAGGGGACGTTTCGCCGGCTGCGAAATTGACAAAGATAGCATTGGGCATTATTAAATTTTACTGCGGTCACGAAATCTACCGCCCCTAAGCCGTACCATGCGTAGACGACTGCGCTCGATACGACGTGGTGGCTTCTCTTGGCCAGAAACCGCCGCGGCTGCTAAAGCCGCATCAGCAGCATCTGTACGAATTGCTTCAATAAGAGAATTTTTCAATGAAAATTTATACGCCATATTAGCTGCTAAATGAAGAGTTAAAAGTCGTAGAAACAATGCGTCAAATTTGATAACTGTTACCGCATCAAAAACATACAGAATGTTAATAGTATCCGTTAAATCTTGTTGATTAGTAAAAATAAATCCATCAGAAATATCATAAAACTCTTTCGGTGTATCCGCATTAAGTGTGACATCTCCTAAAGCTAAAAGTCGGATAAAATTATTTGGGAGTTTAAAAGCCAGCGAATAACCAAATACCGGCACTACGGTCGGAGATTTGGTTATATTGTCATATTTTTTAGCGAAATTAAAAATGTAACGTCTTAAAAGTTCACGTCGAGTGGTATCGTAATGCCGAGCACAAACATCTTCATTGGGGGTTTGGGGGGTTAAAATGCTTGAGATAGGTCTTTGTCCGATTCGATCAAGCGCCAAGTTGCAAATTTGAACGTCCGTGGTTGGCGCAGCCATAGGCTCCCTCCCTTAGTTGCAAGGTAATTCCCTCCCTCGCATCATGTAAGCGAGGGAGGGAATACGAGATTTTTCTACCCTCTAGGCGTTAACCTATGATGTAGTAAAATTTGTAGGAGATAGTACCAGCTACAGATCCTACAGTGTTGGCGGTTAAAGCGAGAATATAACCCTCGCGCTTGTTTGTCACTGTGAGCCCAAGCAGCTCCCATATTTTCTTGCCAAGATTGGCAATGGGATCGCCGCCCCCTAAATCTTTCAAACCATCTTTAGGAGAAGAAATGGACGCAGCAGCGGACATGTTCAATGCATCTGCGAAAATATTCGCATCTTGCACGACTTCATCCTCGCGGAGAAGCCCCAAATCGTAATCCGTTCCGGCCGTGATTACGTCGTTGTGGATCTCAGCCTTTACCGGGATGGCATTGGCAGGTAGTTTTGCCAATTTATAAACACTCCCGTCATCATCAGCCGCGGCGACTTCAAAAGTATTTGCTAAACACAGGATCTTTCCGCCAGCAACTTTTGCCGCATTGTCTTTCTTATCGGCTTCAACGAGCGAACTTACCCATTTATTTTCAACAGCCATGATCGATTCTCCCTTCCCGGTTCATCACGCGGGGGCTTCAAGCGGCGCCCTTTCCGGCCGGTTCATCACGCGGTCGCGGCGAGGTTACGCCGTACTGCACCTGATGAGGTCCAGGGAGCTACGGCTCCCTGGACCCTACTGGCGCAGTCTTAGTCCGTTGTCTGGACTTTCTGTACCAGGACACCCTCGGTACGCACAGCCCCGAGGTCAAAAACAATCTGGACTTGAGTGGTTTCCACTAAGTCCGGGCGATCTTCGATCTTAAGCCCCATATTCTTGCTGATACCCACACACATACCCCGCGTGGACATCGCAAAATTATCTCGAACTCCTCCGACCGAGACTGACAGAAGTGGATTTGAAACTTCAGCAGCAAAGAGAATTATCTCAATGCCTGCAGCTACCACCATTCGGCCCTTCTCGACCGCGAATTGACGGGTAAAGTCACCGCTAATCAATTCGGATTCCTGCATGAGATCTTCGTGCTCATCGCCCGAAAGCCCCATGACGATTCTCTCAGGAACATCATTCCCTACATCTTCGTCGATGAAGTTCCGGCTGATCTCAAGAAGTTTTTCGTAGGTGAGACCGGCTGTCGCATTAACCGTTTTACCCCCGTCATTTACGAAAGTAACG